CAAGGTAATTAATGAAGAAAATATTAACACATTGGACTATAGCATTTGTAACATTATTTGTTATTACATTTATAGGTTTAAAAGACCCACAGATAAAAGAAGTATTAAGATTAAAAGGATTTGATTTATTACTTCAATCAGAACCAAAAGAAATTTCACAAGATATACACGTTGTAAGTATAGATGAAAAGGCCATAGAGAAATATGGACAATGGCCTTGGAAAAGAGATGTACTAGCAGACGTAGTAAATCAGTTAAGACAAAGAGGTGCTGGCATTATAGTCATACCTATACTGTTTTCAGAATATGATAGACTAGGTGGTGATGAAACATTTATTAATACAATCTATCAAAACGGTGTAGTCATAGCACAAACAGGAACTAATCAAACAAACAAGAACGCAGTACCAAGAGGTGTTGCTAAAATAGGTGATCCATTACCTTGGTTATTTGAATGGGGTGGAATGTTAGGTCCTGTCAAAGAGTTTGGTGAATATGCTGATGGTGTAGGTGTAACAAACACAGCACCTGAAGTTGATGGTGTTGTAAGAAGAATACCATTGTTAATGAAAATAGGTGATGAGATATATCCAGCGATGGCAATAGAAGTTATAAGAGTGTCAACACAGGCACCAAGTTATCAAGTTAAAACAGGCGAAGGTGGTATTATCGCTATGAGAGTACCAGGTTTTGATACAATAAAAACAGACGCCAATGCTCGTATCTGGTTGAGATGGAATAAATCATATGTTACAACATCAATTGCTGATTTAGAAACCGAAGAAATTAATTTACAAGGTAAAACAGTTATCATAGGAATGAACGCTGAAGGATTAGGTGGTATTATCGCAACACCTGTAGGTGAAAGATATGCTTATGAGTTAACAGCTTCAACACTATCAACTGTGTTAGACGGTAAAAATATTACAAGAGTTGATATAAGTTTTATATCTGAATTAGCAGTATCATTTATTTTAGGTGTAGCATTAATATTAATTACAAGATTTTTACCATATTGGGTGATAGGTTTAAAACTTATATCTTGGTATGTAATTGCGATATATTTAAGTCATTACTTCTTTACAAAATATTTAATGTTAGTAGATGTAAGTTGGATTATATTTACAATTACAGTAGTAGGATTTCATAGTGTCTTTAATAGATTTATATTAGAGTTTAGATTAAAACAACAAATAAGAAAACAATTCGAAACTTATCTAGACCCAAGACAAGTTGCCGAGTTACAGAAAGACCCAAGTAAATTAAAACTAGGTGGTGAAAGGAGAGAGATGAGTTTTCTGTTTATGGACATTGTAGGATTTACACCAATATCAGAATACTATAAAAACAAAGATGACCCAGAGGGATTAGTTGAAGTTATCAATGACTATCTCAATCGTATGACTAAGATTGTTTTAGAGAATGGTGGAACAGTTGATAAGTACATGGGTGATTGTATTATGGCATTTTGGAATGCACCACTTGATTGTGAAGACCACGCCGAGATGGCAGTCAAGACTGCTATTGAATGTGCAGAAGAAACAGAAAGACTAAAACAAGACTTCAAAGAAAGAGGACTACCAGATATCAATATAGGTTCTGGTGTCAATACAGGCACATGCATAGTTGGTAATATGGGTAGTGATACTAGATTCGATTATTCAGTCATTGGAGATGCCGTCAATCTGGCTGCAAGACTAGAGGCAGCAACAAGAAATTACAAAGAGAAAAATGGTGGTATTGTGTCTACTCTATATTCATCCTATACTATGGAAAAACTCAAAACCATCAAATCTGTAGAAGTTGATAAAATCAAAGTTAAAGGAAAAGAAGAACTCATTACCATCTACAAACCTAAATGAGAATGATTCTCATATAAGGAAACACTAATATACTCTAAATGAGAATGATTCTCATTTACACCCCTCAAAAATAAGACCAAATTAACCATTGACAATAGTTGTATGACCTGTCATAATGGCTCTGTAACTAAAAAAAGAGAGAAAAATATGAAAGAATTAAACATAAATTTAAGACCAAGTGAAAATTTATATGTGACTATTTACGAAGACGGAGAAGTAGAATATATACCCTGTACACCAGATGAAAATGAAAAAGAGGAAAAAAGATTAAGAAATCTTGGAGTGAAATTCACTACCGAAATGAGAAATGACTTAATAAAATATGTAGATTACAAGAACAGATTAATATAGATGAGAATGATTCTCATTAACAACATCAAATTAACCCTTGACAATAGTTGTTTCAACCTGTTACAATGGCTACATAAGATGAAAAAAGACAAGAGAGGTCAAAATGAATAAAACACTAATGAATGAAGTAAAAAAACTAGATAATTCAGAGTTGAATAATCTAGTAGATTTTGCTCGTGAGCTAATGGTAATGAATGGTAAGATGTTATTTAAACCAGGAACGAAAGTTTTTATGGTACAAAAAACAAAGAAAACACCAGGTACAGTAAGGAAAGTTTTACAAAAGAATGCCGTAGTTGATATGGATAATGGTAGAACATATAGAGTACCATTGGTTATGTTGGAGGCTGCATAATGGCAAGAGTAAAAGATTTTTTAATGGATGAGGCTGATAACATATTATCAGTCACAGCCAACAAACTAGTAGGTGGTGACATATCAGAAGATGATGCACTAGAGATTCTAGAAACTAATAAAGATACATTAAGTATTATAGGATTAGAAGACAAGTATGATGCACTGGCAGTCATATATGAAATGACAGACCAGTTGTATAAAGATATAAATGGAGAAATGTAATTGAAAGGAAGTTCAAGTAAACCTAGACAAAAATTTTCTGTTCATAATTACGAACAGAAAAGAAACTTTAAGAAAAAACAACCAGAAGAAAAAGTATCTGGGTTAGGTGTTAAAGTTCACGGTGATGATATATCTAAAGCATTAAGAATTTTTAAAAAGAAAGTTCTTAAAGCTGGAGTTCTAAACGAAGCAAACGAAAGACAATTTTACACAAAAAAAAGTGAAAAGAAAAGATTGGCTAAGTCTGCAGGTAGACAAAGATGGTTAAAAAAGCTTAGAGAAACACCTGGGCCACATAACTACACTAGAAATTATAGAAAAAAAACAGGAAGATAAAAATGACAGATATAAAATTATTACGCCTTACTACAGGCGAAGATGTGGTAGCAGAAGTAACATTTTCAGATGATTCAATTACCACAATTAAAAAACCTTTTGTACTTATACCAATGGCTCAGAACCCTGGCGCAAGTCAAGAGAGTAAATTATACTTTTCACCTTTCATACCGTTTGCAGAAAATGATGAATTTAATATTAAAGAGGAAAATATAATCACAGTTAATGAACCTAAAGTAGATATTAGAGATAATTACTTAAATTACATTGGTGCAATTGTACCAGTTGAGAAAAAGATTATATCATAATGACAGATGAAAAAGATAAAAAAAATAATGTAGTTGTTGGGCCTTGGGGTAACACACCTGTAGAAAACAATGGTGAATGGATTAAGGAAAAATACTCAAAGGCATTAGAAAAGAATAATACTACACTTAAAATGCAAGAAAAACTTGCTAGAATTGATATTATAACTGAAAATATTATGGTACAATTAATTCATACTTTATCAGAAAATGGTTATGATATCGGAGATGAAAAGTTTATTTTAGACATTGGATTTTTATCAGAAGTAATTAAAGGTACTATGGCAAGACAGGAAAAATTACCACATATTGTACAAGGCCTTATTGATAATATAATGACACCAGATAAAACTAGAAATGAAGATGGTGTAGATTTACATTATTCAAAGTTTGATGCACCATTACTAGCAGACTTAGTTGATATGGCTGAAGAAATAAAAGAAGATACTGAAATATCATTTGAATCAGATGTAGAGTTAGAAACAGACCCAGATAAAATTACAGAATGGAAAGATGATAAAAATACTGGTTCTTTACACGAAATGAGAAGTAAAAAAATTCACGATAAAAAAGATGATGAAGATGAAGACAAAGATTAAAACGAATTACAATAATGTAGTAGCCGATATGACTATACGAGGCTTTAACTTAGTCATAAACAACAATAATCATAGGAGATTATAATATGGGTAGAAAGAAACTATCAAAAACACAAAGAGTAATTAATGCGTTCGAAAGAGGAGATACAATTACTTGGACACAATTAAGAAACACATTTGACCTAACTTCACCACAAGCAATGGTGGATAAACTAAGAAGTCAAGGTTATATGATATACATCAACAAAACTGCTAGTGGAACATCATATCGTATGGGTGAACCAACACAAGCAATTATTAATGCTGGTGTAGGTGCAGTATTGATGAACGGCAGAGCAGATAAAACTATCGTGGCTGCTGGAATCAAAGCACTTTATGGTAACGGCGTAGGATACGCTTCTTAATTATTTAAGAATTAGTGGGGTGACTTTCGGGTCACCCTTTCTAAACTAGGAATTTAATATGATATTAGTAGATATGAATCAAATCTCTTTAGCATCTTTAATGATGCACTTGCATATGAATAAAGGTGAGTTGGATGAAGAAATGGTTAGACATATGATATTAAATTCTTTAAGAATGTATCGTACTATGTTTAATGAAAAATATGGTGAAGTAGTTCTCACTTACGATTCAAGGGCATATTGGCGTAGAGAAATATTTCCACAATATAAACATAGTCGTAGAAAAAGTAGAGAGGCAGATGGCAAAGATTGGGATAGTATCTTTGGAGTTCTGAATCAGATTAAAGATGAGATAAAAGAATTTCTACCCTACAAAGTTGTAGAAACTTATGGGGCAGAAGCAGATGATGTAATTGCAACATTATGTAAACATTATCAAAGTGAAAAAATCATGATTGTATCAGGTGATAAAGACTTTATACAATTACAAAAATATGATAATGTAAGACAATACAGTCCGATTACTAAAAAACATGTAAATGGCGTTGACGCAGTTGTCTATATAAAAGAACATATACTAAAAGGTGACAAGTCAGATGGTATTCCAAATGTATTATCACCCGACCATACTTTTACAGATGATTTAAGGCAAAGACCTTTGACATCTAAAAAGATACAAAGTATATTGGCTCAAGACATTGATGATTTAGATGATGAAGTGAAACGAAATTATCAAAGAAATGACAAACTAATTAATTTGGATAATGTACCAGAGAAATTAGAAGTCGATATCTTATGTGATTTTGCAAGTGCCTCTTGTGGTGACAGGAGTAAACTACTAAATTATTTTATAGATAAAAGACTGAAAAGTTTAACTGAACAAATTGGAGAATTTTAAAATGGCATTAAATGACAGTAATAAAACATTACTATTTTCAGAAGTACTTGATAAAGTACATAAAGCAAAAACAAAATCAGAAAAAGTTGCAATACTCATAGTGAACGATTCAAGTTCACTAAGAATGGTATTGAAAGCATCTTTTGACCCAAAAATAGAATGGGTGATACCAACAGGTGAAGTACCATATACAAAAAATGAAGCTCCTATGGGAACAGAACATACTGTTCTTCAAAGTGAAGCAAGAAAGTTATGGCATTTTGTAAAAGGTGCAGACAATGAAACATCACAAGTACAAAAAGAAAATATGTTTATTCAAATGTGTGAAGGTCTTCATGAAAGTGAAGCACAATTATTGTGTGATGCAAAAGATAAAAAATTACATCAAGTATATAAAGGTTTATCGAAAGATGTAGTAAGAGAGGCTTTTAAATGGGATGAAAATTTCATGCAAGAAGAAGCACCAGTATATCCACAGGCACCTGGTAGTGCATCTGGCATATAAAATACTTGACAAGTCTTGTCAGACCTGT